TCATTATTAGCGTAATCATCTTCTTCTCTTCTATATGATTCATAATCTGATTCGTCAGTATCTTTTGCAGCGTCTAATAAGTTACCAAGTTCTACATCATCTTCCATATCCGGATTAAGTAGGGTAACAGCGTTTGGTAAGTCATCTCCTCTACCTATGTGTAGTTCATAATCTATTCCTTTTTCGTAATTCGCTTTTAAATAGTTCTCTACATTACCTATGTCTTGTAGATCATAGCCAAAAGTAAATAAACTATCATCATCGTAATTCTCTAAGATTATTTTGGATAATTTCATTATGCTCTCAATATATCGTTAATTATTAAATTTAAGTTGCTGTATTTAGCAGGTCTTAATTTACTTTCTGATAATGCAACTGGGTTCATAAATGCACCATGTGTAGAAGGATTAGATACGAAATCCCAACAAACTAATTCAAAATCGTTTTGTACTTCTAAAGTACCTTCGTTTGTCTGCTGTACTGATCCTGTTCCTCTAGAGGATATCCCTATAGTATGACCAGCCTTAATTATTTCTTTTACTATATTTCCTGATGGAGTATTAAGTAGTTCTACTCTTCCCATCAAATCATCTCCATCCCACCATAAGTCTTTGACTATGTGAGAAGCATTCTTTAATGACACTACAGGAGATTCTGGATGATCTAATTCACCAAAAGCATTCCCGTTTTTAACAAATTCTTCTGTGTATTTCTTAGATTCTCTTTCTAAAATTGGCTTAGCATATACTCTACCATTCTGGTTCTGTGCTTTTGCTCTTTGCATAACTCCTTCTACTTCAAAAACTCCAGGTCTCCCTTTCGCTTCTTTAAGTACGGACTTAAACGGTGTTACATCTACTAGTAATTGTGCCATGTTTTATTTTCTTTTAGTGTACTTAGTCTTTCTTTCATTGATGTTAGGTGAAAAAACACTTTGTTTAGGAGTTTCATACATTTCTTCTTCTCCTAATGGTTTTGTACCGTTATTATTAGCATCAATTTCTGCTTTAGATATTGTACGTACTTTAGGTAAGTCCACATTCTTAGTAAGCCCTTGTTTTACTACTGGAGCTAGATCTTTTCTAAATGCTGCTTCTAATGATGGTGCGATAAATGCTCCAATCTTTAATCCCTCTTCGTTTCTAAATTCTGCTGTCTTAGCAAATGCTCCTTGGATCTTTCCTCTCATCTTATCATAGAAAGATTCTATCTCTGTTACAAGATTTTCCAGTTCATTCACTACTGGTTTAATACCTTCAAAGCCTTCATAAGATTCTCCCCATTCTGCTAATTTAGCAGTAGCAGCTTCATTGATAGTAGCTTCTTTAAGCATATTAACGATCATGCCTTTAACATTCTCTTTTAATGCTTTTTTAATTGCTATGTCTTTTGCAGCCTTATAATCGTCTCCGTCTATATCTCCATCGTTATCATGATCTGTACCTTTCTCTTCTTGTAAGGAAGCTTCAAGTTTTTGATCTATATAAGCTATAACGTCTGATTTAGCATGAGGTATCATTCCTGGCTCTGTCATTGGACCAGCTTTCCATTCTCCAAACTCAGAAACTACTAAGTCTACTGCTTTATCAAATTGAGGACCCATAGACTCTACATACCCGCCAGTTTCATAATCATTTTCTGTGACTATTTTACCACCTTGTATTTTTTTTCTACGAGCTTCATATAATCCCTCTACTCTTTTTTCTCTCTTAACGTATCCTTCTTCTGCTTCTCTTATTGGAAATACTCCTTCAGCAATGTTAGTTAGTGTTTTACTAATAGCTCCTCTGAATTTCTTAAGACTATCTAATGCTTCTTCTCTATCTCCTTCTTCTACTGCATCTATTACGTATGATAAGTGCATTCCTTCACTATGGTAGTTTACATCTTCGAAAGAATCAAAGATAGCTTGCATAGTCTTTAATGGAGTATTAATTCTAACTTTAAGGCCTGTTTTAAGCATTCCTTCATAGTCAAAATCTACTGAGAATTTATCTCCTATTTTATAAGGTTTAATTTGTTCGTCTTTACCGTAAGATTTAACATCATCCATAAATTCGTCTGACATTGCTTCTTCTACTTCGTTTTCTTGCATGTCTGCTCCAGATTCATAGTTGACAGATATAAATTCTTCAAATTCATTTTGGATTTCTTCATCTGAAGCTCCTCTAATATCTTGTCTGTGTGTTTTTACAAAATCATATATCACTTGGTCATCATACCCTTTAAATAAGTGCCCAATTTCTTTTGCTCTGTGTGCACATTGCTCTGCTTCAAATTCATCATCATCGGGTGCGTACATAGCGTCTTGTTCTGAAAGGTGTTTAGCTTTTGCTGCTTCAATATCTCCTTTATAGATTTGTTTAACAATCTTACGTCCTAATTCTTCTAATTGGTCTAAGCTTAAAGAGTGTTCTTTGTTAAATCCTGCCAAGTATGCTGCTCCAATGTCTCCGTAAACTGCTGGATCTACTGCTTCTTCTGAGCCTTCATCCTTTCTAGGATCATCGTGCCATCCTGTAGCATTATCCATATCATTTTTAGCATCTTCTTCTGCATCTTCTGTATAAACACCTTCTTTTAGTGTTGCATTCTTTAAACCGTTAAATCCATCTACTTGCTTCTCTCCTCTTTTAACTTCAACTGCTTTATCGTGCTTGTCTACATTATTATCTTCTCCTGCTACTATATTAAGGTAGTGAAGCTGATCTTTCATTAAGTTAGATATAACAATCTTCTTAGCTGCTAAGTAATCTTCCTTATTAACGTTTGTAGTTGGATCAATTCCTTTAGCTTCTAATTCCATATCAATACCTCTTTCGACTATATTAATATTAAAGTTAGCTTCTAACTGTTCAATTGATTTAGCTGGAGCTTTTATAGCCTCATAAATCATTCCTTTGTTTTTAAGAATTTGTACAGTATCTGGATATGCATTTACATTAGTAATGAATTGTGGAAATTCACTTCTCATCTGTTGAACAAATACTTGTTTGCTCAAAGTGCCCTCTAGGACTGCATTATATTTTTCGGTTGCTGTTCTCATTGACTATATTTCTTTATATCCTTGTTTTTTTAATATCTTTTTTGCCTTAGTAGCTTTACCTAGAAAATTAGGAGTAGCGAACTGTTCTCCTGTACCAGGTGTAAACGTAGCTGTACCTCCTGTTACATTAGCCTCTTTCATTACCTCTTTAACTAATCTTGTAAGGTCTGATCTTTTCATAAGCTTCTTAACTCGTTAACTAAATCGTAATACTGCATAAGATTAACTAAATGAGTATCTTTTACAGTTTCTTTTTTATTAAGTATAACTATACTCTTTGATACTTCTGCTAATTTTATTTTTACTACTTCGTCTTTAATGTTCTTAGATAAAGTATTTACTATTTTAGAAATTTTTGTAAGCTCTTCATTAACTACGTTTCTCAATCTTGCTGTTGAGTTTACAGACGTAATAAATTCCCTAAGGATATTTTTTTGTTCTGGAAGTAGGTCTTTATAGTTATCGTTGAATTTCTCTAATAGTATTTTAAATGTAAGTAGTTTTAGATCTTTATCGTATCCTGAGTATTCTTCTATAAGTGAATCTTTTACTTTGTTCTTATCTTGAGAATTATCAGTAAGGTGTTCTAATATAGTCATCTTATTATCTACTAAAGACTTAGGGTCTAATACCTTAGTTGAATTATAAGACTCAAACAAACAATATAAAGCAGCTAATGGTTTATAGTTTCTAACTTGTATGCTAAAGAACTCTTCTACATCGTAGCTTTCTTTAATAGTAGAAATAAGGTCATACTTTTGTTTCTTTAAACTAGCTTGAGATATCTTTCTAGCTACTTCTGAAATAGAAGTAAGAATTGTCTCTGCTCTTTTTTGATTAATACCTTTAGAATTGATTACAAATTCGTAAAGTTTAAACTCAGCAGCTAATGATGTTTTCCCGGTAAAGTACTTCTTTATAATAGATACGGCTGGTGAATCCTTCTTTGACAAAGTATCCGCAGCAATCTGCTTAACTAATAATTCGAATATTAGTCCGGTATTTTTATACTTAGAGTGTTTTATCTTCATTCTATACGTTTACTATTATAAATATGGGCTACTTACCTAAATCTTTTATGTTTTCCTCCTTTAACAAGTCTCCATCGGTTGAATCGCTGTTTTTAGTAAATACAATGTGCTTTAACATCTCTTCATTCCTGAGATACTCAAGCTTAGCTTTGGAAGTCCTTACCTCACTTATATTTTCATTATCGCTTGGAAATCCACCATGCATTCCGTGGCTACCTAGTGGGTCTCTGCCGCCCATTGCTTTAGTAGTACCATATACAGAAGACTTTTCTTTAGGTCTGCCACCTTCAGGTCCAGGTTGTCCCCAGTCTGATATAGGTTCATCGTCTTTAACTTCAGCATATCCTGCTGGTAGCTCATCTTGACCTCCTCCTTTTGGAGTAGATACTGATCGTCTACCGTACATAGAAGCTAAATCATGTGGTGTACCGTAAGTCATACCGGATTTAGCTGGATCGTTACCTTCGGCTTCGATTTGTGCTCTTCTAAATCCTCTTTTAGTATCCTCAAGTACTAGATCTCTCATTTCCATATAAGCATCTTCTGATAAATCGAATATATTTTCGTAAATATAGTCTGAGGAGAATAGTTTAGTTTCTTGCATTTGTGATGCTAGATCTATCTTCTCTTTTAATAATGCTACTTTCTCTTGTTCAAATATAATAGAAGGAGTAGTTAACTTAAGTTCAAAGTTAGTTAAACTTTCTCCTGTAAATCCTTGTGTATATAAATGTACTAGTGCAATTTTAGTTAATTCAGATTCTAATATCTTTTGAATTCTTTCAACTGTTCTTGCAAATCTTATATCTTCTGCTGCTAAAGTTGCTTTACCGCTTAAGTCTCCTTCATATCCGAAGTATGCTTTAGGTATTTTTAATGCTGCAAATAACTTAGCTTGTAAGTACTGTACATCGTTAGTACCGTCGTATTCTAATCCTTTAGTAGTTTCTATTCTAGTTGATGTATCACCCCCTCTTACTGGTAGGTAATAATCTTCCATCATATTCTGCATATTAAACTTCAAGTTATATTGACCTGTTTGAGGATCAACATAAGGAGTTTTTTTCATAGTATTAACAGTCTTTTGCATAAACTGCTCTACTTCATTAGGAGGTATAGATCCAACATTAACATAGAACATTCTCTTTTCAGGTGCTCTCATTATACGGTGTATTAACATCGCATCTTCCATTAGTGTTGTTTGTTTAAATATCTTACGAGCTGGCTCTAGATAAGATCTTCCGTACGGTAAATAGTGAGTATCTGATATTAATCTAAAATGAGCCATTTCGTAATTCTCTAAAGTAATAGCAGAACTTTTCTGGTTAGGTAGGTAGGAAGTATCAGATGATGCTCCTATACCGTCAGGATTTAGTTCAAATATTACTTTACTAGGATTTTCAGGATCTAGTCCTTCTTTTCTAGCTATATGGTAAACTGTATACGGAAGTACATTATACACTCCAAATTTCTCTGCTATTTCTAACTTTAAAAAGAAATCTCCATATTTACACATATTACGTGCCCAAGACCATAAGTTAAACTCAATGTTCATTACATCGTAGAATAAGTTATAAAGTACCCTCTGTATGTTTTCGTCTGAGGATTTAATCCCGAGTATTTCTCCGAAGTCGTTTTTTACTGTTGCTTCATCAGCTATAATATCTAATGCTGAAGCTATAATAGGATCGCTGTCCATTGCTTCATAATCTGCATATAGTTGAATACGTAAGGTCTGGTAGTTTAGATTAGCACTAAACATATTAGACTTATTGTACTGATATAGTCTAGTAAATCTGTCAAGTAGAGAATTAGTCTCAAACTTACCAGTCTGTTGTATTTTGTTTATATCGGTAACTTTTAATTCTTTTCCCCCAACATTACGTATTACTACGTCTGTTGCAAAGAGCCTTGTTAACCTACCGAAAAGAGTTTTATCAGCCATCTAGTGTTCGTTTTTTATAAATAGTATTAGTTTAGTAACCAGGATATATCTTCTTCAGTATGTCCATTATTAACAATATACGGATTATTTTGCATATTACCAACATTTTTTAGTATTGCTGGGTTTTTAGAGTTTAGGTTATGAAAAGAGGATAACTGTGCTCTAGCTAAGTCCATACCCTGCTGTCTCATTCTTAATGCCGTATCTCTAACATATAGTGCAGTTGCACATGCTATAAGTAAATCATCGTTGTAGTTCACCTGTGCTTGAGGTTTACCGTTCTTCCATACGAATACTCTCATTTCAGCTACGAGTCTCTTAGACTGTATAGTAACTGCCTTCTCCCTAACGTATTCGATCATCTTAGCAATAACTAATGGTCTAGTTCTTACCGACATAGTGAATCCAGGTACAAGTTTATCTCTTTCGTACTTAGACATATAAGATTCTACTGTCTCCATATTGCCTGTAGAACTGTAATATAGGTTCTTATACTCTCTCTCCATCACTTGTTCGATGGTTGCCCAACCTATGTTAGCATTTTCTACAACTAACAGAGCGTCGTTATATTCTGAGGCAATCCCTACTAGTACGTTACCGTAGTCTTTAGGTGAAAGTTTACCTTTGTATTCTGCTACTTGAGTACAAGTTTCTATATCAAATACATGAAATGCAGAGTAATCTGCAGAGTCTCCTCTAGCAACATCCGCTACTACCATATATGATTTATTATAGTCAACTCCTTCCCATACCCATAAGTTACCGTCAACTCCTCTTCTTTCCATAGGGTCTTTGATATAACTCTGTTCTATGAACATCATGTCGTCTGGTTCAAATACTGTATCTCCGGAAGCTAAGAAATCACAGTCACATTCCTGTCCTGCCATTCTAGGTCCTAAATCAGCATCTTGTTGATCTCTCCATTTCTGATCTCTTTCAGGATGTACTGTCCAAGGTAGTCTTACAGCTACGAAAGAATTCTCTGCTGTTTCTGCTTTTTCCCATGTCTGGTGAAACCAGTTACCAATTCCGTTAGGGGTTGATAATGACATACACTGTCCACCTGTAGCTAATGTTTGTTGTGCTGCTGCGAATGTTTCGTCAATATTATCTATAAATGCTGCTTCATCAATTAACAGTAACGATACTGCTTCAGAACGAGCTGCATCTGCATTAGATGATTTAGCTGTAATTTTAGACCCATTAGATAATCTTAGTGATAATTTGTTTTTCTCTAATGCCGGTAGTTTTAACCATTTAGGTAGCTGGTCGTACATAAACATCGTCTTTGTAACTAAGTTACGGGCTGTTGCTTGTGTAGTAGCTAATGCTAAAACGTTTTTATCTTTATGAAATAACATTAACCATAGAGAATATCCAGCTGCTAAAGTAGATATACCTAGCTGTCTAGATTTTAAAACAATAAGAAATTGATTGTCTCTAAATAAATGAAGTACTTTTCCTTGAAAAGGGTATAAATTAAACAATATACGTCCTCTAGTGGGGTGCTGGATGTAGCAATACTTTTTCATAAAGTATTCCGGATCCTTCGCACACTTAATATATTCCTGTGCTATTATCTTCTTTATGTCTTGTGCCATAACTTATTTTAGATCCTTATAATCTAGTTTTAAAACGTTTGCTCTTGAAGTAGTACTTAAAAAGCCTTTTATTGGTACGGTTCTAATTGTAATACCTCTTCCTGCGTGTCCTTCTGTATTTGTTGCTTTTGATGCATTTCTTTCAAATCGAATAATTGGCTTATCTTCTTTATCGAAATCTTCATCTTTTTCGTAGTTTCTAGATGATGTAATAGTTAATGTGTCTTTATCAAATTTAAAGTCTAATTCTGTGAATGTTCTTTTGACTACTACTGCTTTATCTGATCCGAATGCTAATGCATCGTAACCCATACCTGGGGCATTTAGTACGTATATACTTCCGTAAGGTTTATTATTTTTAGGGTTTATCATATTTAATAGCTTTGGATTATTTTCATCCTGTACTAGCTTTAAATCTTCTGTGCCTTCTCCCATACCCGGTAATAGTACGTTATCGAATACGTCCCTATGAGTTGTCATTGCTGATGACCATCTAAATGGGCCGTCCTTTTTTATTGATATAGGAATTTCTCCAGAGCTATTATAAAGTCTAATGTCTGCTTTTTTATTATCTCCGGTTTCTCTTCCTACAGATACTGCACTTTCAACATTAGGATATTGGAAAACTATATTTCCTTGAGATGGTTTTATTGTTACATTTATAGGACCTCCATGAACGTTAATTAATTCGTTTATTTTAGCAACTACAATAGCCTCGTTATCTAAGCCTGCATCTCCTACTGAGGTTTGATTCTTATGTATGATTTCTATCCCCTCTGGTGTTCTAAACCCTCCACCACTTGAACCTGTAATCTGGTCTTTTTCATAACCTAAATTTTGAAGTGCTACGAAAATATCTGATCTCTTCTTATCTGTATATACGATAATACGATTTTTAGCATGAGCTATTATCTCATCATCATCTAAGTTAAGCTTTAGTATTAACTCTTTACCGAGTGCTTGTGCTTCTTTAGAAAGGTATTCAAATGGGTGCTTTGCTTCGTTTATTAAATTAAAACCAAAAATAGATTCAAACAGAGCAATATCCTTAACACTATTAATGTCTGGATATCCTTTTTCGGTTCTGTATGACCATTCTAGTAAAACTTTATCTATAAGACTCATATAATTACTCTTTTCTTTCTCCTATTATGCTTTGTGCTGCTGCTGTTAGTTGTTCAATTGCATCATGACACCAGTCATTTGATGTTTGGTCATCCCATAGTTTAACATCCTCTATTTCTTCTAGCTCTCTTTGAAGACCTTCTACTACTTCAATTAAAAGTTTTCTATTTTTCCATTCTTTTCCTTGCCAATCTTCTTGTTCTTTCAAGTCTTCTTTATGGTATAGTTTTTCACTTTCACCATTAGGACCACTTCCACCTTCATCATGGGGTTTACCTGACATTAGTGAACCGTCAGGCATCTTATGTAGTTTACCTTTCCATTCTTTACCGTCTTTAGTATAATGTGGAACACCTTCTTCTTCATTTAATCCTTTCCTAGTATTAGCAGTAAGGTTATTCTCTGTTAAAAAACTCTTAAGGTTAAAATTATCTTTCATATCTTTATTATTATGCTTCTGGTTCTGCTCCGTCTTCAAAGTCTATTTCTTCTCCTCCTAAATCTGCTGGTTCTGCTGGTGCATCATCTCCTGCTGGTATTTCTGCTCCTGCTTCTCCTTCTTCACCGCCTTCGGCTCCACCTTCTCCTCCAGGAAAGTCCCCGCCTCCGCCTCCGCCACCTCCGGTGTCTTCTGCTTCTGCTTCCCCTGCTCCTGACATTGGACCTTCTTGATAGAGTCTAGTCATTTTATCTAATGCCTGTTGGTAATCGTCTATTTTATCAATGTAGTACCTCTTTCCCATTATTTGAGCTTCAAAACCGGTACCAGTCCATTTTAGGATGTAGTGTTGTCCATTTTTAAGGTTAACCCTGAATGATGATGGTCTTGGTGATACCCAATCCACTGTGTCAACAAATTCTCTAAATTGCTTAGTTTGTAATTTAATGATTGCTTTAGATAGTGTTGGAAACTTACCTAAGATGGTATCAGTAGCATCTTCTAGGACTGTCTCTTTTGGAGCGTCCATGTCTGCTGGTTCTTCTGGTGCCGGTTCTTCTTTTTCAAGCTCTTTTAAGTATGCTGCTTCACTTACTGCTGAGAATTCTGGTCCTCCTGATTGTGAAGATATTTTAATATCGTTTTTAGTAATATATTTTAATATGTACTTTTCTTCAGGTTTTAGGTTGTTTTTACTAGCGAATCTATCTACAGCCATTGATGAAGCATCATCTCCATATTCTTTTGTAAACTTTAATATCAATGCCTTTGCTCTACCTTTTGGCGAAGATGGGTTATCTAAAAATTTATCGTATATGTCTTGTTTAGCTTCATTTAGATTATCATATTTTAGTCTTTTAAGTCCAGTAACTGCTTCTTCCATACTACGTCTCATTCTCATAAGTTCGTATTGTTCTGGTCTTTCAGTTCTTAAGTAAGATTGTAGTTTTCTAAAGTTAGTTCTGATAAGCTCAAATAAGTCTTTTGCTTTTTGATCTCTTTGTATATCAGGAGAGCGCATTAGTTCTTTTAAATCAGCGATTATGTCTGAGTAATCTTTATATAGTCCGTTAAAAGAAGGAAGAGAGATTATTTTATGGCCTACTGATCCTGTGTTCTTATCTACACTTATAGTTCTGAATAAGGTTTTCATATCACTTGATAGAAAATCTCGTTCAGGATATTTCCCTACTCCGTATCTTGCAGTGATTGATTTCTGCAAGGATTTAGGTAAATCTGTAATCTTATGAGTATCCGGTGAATCTGCTGTTTCTTTCTCTTCTCTTACTTCTCCGAATGCTTCTAGAATTACGTTCTTTATATCTTCTATATTCATATCTTACTTCTTTTTCTTTTTGTATCCTTTATGCCAATGTTCGTTAGTCGTTTTAATATCTAACTCCTTGACTGGTATATTTTCTACTGTTTTTCCATTTTCAAATAAAACATCATAATGGGTAACTACATACTTCTTACCTTCTTTAACTAGGGTATGTTTTTCTGGAATGCAAGTTCCTTTACCGTATGCTTCATGTACTACCTTAGCAGCACAATCGTGAGCGAATCCAGGTCCAGCTTCTGTAGTGATATCCATGTTCTTATGTGTCTGTCCTACTTTTGCATCTAATAAAGACTCTACATGCTTCTTTTGTTTAGTTAAGTCTTTAAGTTGAGATACTACTGATTTATCTCCTGCTTTATATTTCTTAGCTAAATCTTTCATAACGCCTGTTATAACATCATGTGCTTTTTGTAATTTAGCAACCGAATATTTACCGCTGTTAAATTTCTTAGGTAATTCTGCTTCTTCTATATCTTCATCTTCTGCATCATATCCATCTACATCGTGCAGACCAAAGTTTTCTAATTCATCTGTAGTATATTCGTTTGCTAATTTTTTAACAAATTCTGGTATAGATATAATCCAGTCTGCTATTATTTCTACTCCTCCAGGATTATCGTCAAAGAATTGATCAAAATCATCATATCCAATAGCATCTAACATCCTATCCATAGAGGGACTATAGTCATCTTCAAATTGATCTTCTATTTTGCTTGCAAATTCTGGCACTGTTCTTAACCATTCGTCTAGTTCTTGATGTGCTCCAGGATTGTCTTCAAAAAAATGTTCTAAAGCTCTATATCCTATAGCTCCAACAAGTTCATCTATATCGCTACTTCCGTATTCATTTATAGTTTTCTTTACTTTTAAATCAGAATCAAGTTCAAACCTTGTGAATTTATTTAAATCGTTTAAACTTATTAATTCAACTCTTTTACCATCTGAATCCAATCCGTAGATATTAGCATCATACTTACCCATTCCATCAGAACGTGAACCTTTTAATTTTTGTTTTAATTCAGCTCCTGCTCTACGTTTTGATACTGATGAAGACGTTCCTAAATCTTGTCTAGTTGCTTCAGAAACTCTTTTCCCTAGTCCCGGTAGTACATTTAAATCTTGTACGTATTCATCAGTCTTAACTAATATCGTTCCTAAGGTAGTATCCTCACCGTCTGGGTCTTTAAATAAAGTAATTCTAGACACTTTAGGATTAAAGTCTGGATCGTTGTCTTTAAAGTTACTGTTATAGTATTGTGTTTGATGCATTTGGTACTGTTCACCTTCATGCTCTAAATTATGATATTGAACGTGTACAAACATTGGAGCATATATTCCCATTCTATGTTTTAAAGGACTCTTATCATGAGCTTTTAAAGCTTCAATAGCAGCGTTTTCACTAGCCATCCCTTTAGGTAGTAGGTCTGCAAAGATCTGCTTACCGAACATATCCGGTGCATTCTTATTAGCCATATCAATTATTTCTGATCCTTTAAATCTTTGATCTGTAAATTCTTTTAGAACTTTATTTTCATCTAATTCTGCTGCATCTTCTTTGCCCATTCCTCTTAACCTTAGAGCTTGCTTGATAGCGAAAACAGCATCTTGTTCGTCATACCCGTATCTCTTAGCCATTGCTTTAATAAACTGATTAACTTTTTTAGATACTTCTGGGTTAAGGTTTTCGTTTACAACTCCTTCGTCATATGCATCTATCATGTATGCATCTCTAATTGCTTCTATTACTTCTAATGCTGCTTCTTTTGTTGTAGTTCCGTCTTCTGCGGCCATATCAGTAATTACTCTTACGATTTGATCTAAATCTCCTCTTCCTTCTTTCATAGCATTACCTGCTGCTACGGCATCTTTATGAGCATTAGAATTACCATGAGAAGCTTTTGCACCTCTTTTCTTCTTAGCATTGATGTTAGCCCATAAACCTGGTTTCTTCTTTTCTCTTATAGCATCATCATAGCTCATTTGCTTTTGTCCTGATGCTTTTTCAATAGCATTGTCAATCTTATTTAATATATCTCCATACTTATCTGAGATAGGACCTCCTGTTGGTTCTGCCTCTTGCTCCATGTCTCTCATCACTTGACTTCTTTTAGCTTTAAGTCTGTGTATAATCTCTCTTTTCTTAGGGGACAAACTAGAACTCTTTTTATAGTCAGGATTGATTGACGGAGAAGATTTTTTAAGTTTATCAACTTGCTTCATACTTCTACCGTGTTGATTAATATTACGAATCTTCATAGCCCAATCGCTATTGTCTGCTGCTTCATCCATATCGTGATCATGGCTTGAATCAACTATGTGTACTCCTCTAGCAGCTAAATCCATAATCAAATCGTACAGAAATGCATTAGGGTCTTCATCTGGTTCTTGGTAGAACTCAGAATCTTGGTTCTCTGAGTCGTCGTACATATCATCAAAACCACTTTCATGTTTAAATATAAAGTATATTATAACATTACCTGCACCATCATTATCAACTACGTCCATTTTAACGTAAGTTGGATCAATATTTTCATCTAAGACAGCCATTGCTGCTTTATAATCAGATGATGCTACTTTAATATAGTGTTTATCATCTCCTTCTCCTTCTCGTAATCTTTCTCCTTCTTCTAAATTATGGTCTTCAATCTCTACCTTTGCAAATTCTAATGCTTCTTGTGCTCCTATTGCAGTTTCTTCATCTTTAAATATATAATAGTTGCTGCCGTTAGTTTCAAATTGATTTCTAAATGAATCATGTAGAACTTCTAGAGCTACTTTTGCTGTACGAACTGAAACTTCAATGTAATAATTATCTGCTTCATTTAAGCCTTCTTCTTGTTCTGATAATGATTGGAAGTGTTTAAGTAATTCATTAGCTAAAACGTCTACGTTAACTATTGGTTCCCCAGAAGGTTTAACTCCTACTTCAACTAGAGGCTTAGTAAACGAAAAATCAGCTAATACTAATTTATTATTTTGTATATGGAAAGAAAATACGTCTCCATGATTATTGTCTTTATAATCTACATCTACATCGAAAGACATAGCTTCTATTTCTACTGCTTTTATACTTTGTATTGCATCACCTGCTTTCTTTAAAGCAATAATAACTGCTTTACCTGTAAGCTTGGCAATTAGTTTAGTACTTGCAAGATCAAACTCTATTCCTTTGTTCTTTATAAGACGATCGTTTTCTTTTGTTAACTTAACATTCGCTCCTTTTTTGGATAGTTGCAAAGCTTCTCCTTCGTCATCGGTAAAGATGGTTCCGGATTCTTCTTCTTTAATTAAGGTAAGTTTATTCTTTAGGCTTTCTTCTAATGTATGTAGTTGCTGAATAGTTGCTGCTTGAGCTGCTGGTATACTACCTCCTGCATGGACATTATTAAGGGTTTCAAGTGCTGTTTGACACTTAGTTAACCGTGTTTGTATTTCTTCGTATGTCATATTACTATTATTTCGTGGTAAAATCGAGTTTACGCTTTTATATAAATAGGTTTTTAATCCCAAATATTAACTATTGACAGTGGTAGTTTAAATACCTTTGGCAAGCTTTCGCAAAATGTGAACCTTTATCTTTAGTTCCTGCTTTAGCTTTTCGTACTTTCGTACAAGATAATTCTCCTAATCTGTTTTTTAGAATACCTGGTTTAACTGGGTCGTGAACTCCTTCAAGAGCTTGTAATGTGTTTGTATGTCCGCACTTATGACAGTTACGTGGGTCTTTACCTCCGTCTTTCTTTTCCCAACTCCAAGAGCAATTTTGGCATTCTATTTTACTAGATACACCTTCTTTTTTAAGGCGTTTTTTCATTGCCTCTTTTACTGCTTTTTTTATTATTTCTACTATAAGTTGTTTTTTCATCTATCCAATACCTTTGTGCATCATCAACATTCTGATTATTACTCCTGCAAGTATACCAAAAATTATCCAAAGTGCTTTATTAACTCCTGCTCTCCAAGACTTAAGTTCTTGGACGTCTAACATTTTCTTTTGGTATTCTTTACTGTTTCCTTGCATTTCATGTCTGAACTCTGTGTTCTTATTAGTATTAACTACAACTCCATCATCTGGGTTAAGAAGTGTATACTTAAGGTCTGACATACTATCTTTCATGCTCTCTACGTCTTTCATTAGTTGCTTTAATTCACCATTAGGCATATTTGTTTTAATATGCTTAATTTCATTGAGAACATTGGAAAGTAATTCTTTTTGAGTCATCTTTAATATTTAATTATAGTTGGTACTATTAGCTAAGTATAAATATAACGAAAATTACTCTTCTATATGAGTTTTTAAAATTTTAACATATTCTTTAAGATCATCTTTAATCTTATCCTTATAGCTTTTAGATAATTTATTCCATCCCTCTTGATCACCATGTTCGGTTACAAAAGAAGAATCGTTCTCTAAAGACTCTAATACCCATGCTTCCATGTCTACAATAAATGTAGATATGTTTCCTGATAGCATTTTCTTTTCATACGCATCATATAGGCCAGCTGTTTTTAATCCTGCTTCATAATCTATAGTACAATCAAAACAGAAGCCATGAATATAGTACATTTTTTTATCTAAACGCTTTTTCATAGCCATTTTGCATTTAGGGCATGCAATTGGAAATTTAGCTAATTCTTTTATCCCATCGAATTTAGTAATATTCTGCTTTAGGCCGTTTATTATAGTCCACTTCTTACCTGATTCTTCCCAGATATCTCCTTCTTTATGTCTTAGCGATATTTTTTTATATCCTACTTGATCCTTAGTCTTGCCTGTAAAGTCTTTATTAACTAAATTCCTTACTCTCTGTACATCGGCTTCTTTAAATTCTTTTTTTAGTAAAGTTTCTTTACTCATAACCAAGTTCTTTTAATTTTCTTATTACATCAGTGACGTTGCCATTTTTACATCTAATTGCTATTCCACCAGATTCAGTCCATTCCTCTATATTGGAAGGCTTATCGTCTATTAATATACTATTTTCATTTGCATACTTCTGCTTTGACTTAGAGTACGCAAATATTACTTTAGGGCTGGATGCTATATTATTCTTGACCCAAGTATTTTTCCCTAATCTAGATGTATTATCTCTAGATGGAGATGTAAGTAAATCAGGGTTATATTTAGATATAAAACTCCAGAGTTTTTGTCCTTCTGGCATCCAATTCATATCCGCCCAAAATCTTAATCCTATTTTTACGTCTATTAAGTTCCAAAAAGCAGGAGTACCGTATTTTTTTTCATATTCTTGTGGGTGCATACCAGTAAAGTGGTCAAACCGTTCTTCGAAGTCTGTTAATACTCCATCCATATCACAATAAATCTTATACTGTGAGATGTCTTTCTTTTCTTCTTCACTTAGAAGTTCTACTAATTTTACTTTGCTCATTATAACCTTTGTTTTATGCCTAATTTAGGTAGGCGTTTATTCCATAAGATACGAATTTTCTTTCTATTCTCCAACTCTACGCCAGCTTTTTCGAAATAATCTTGTACTACATCCGTAAATGGTGTTTTAGATTTCTTAGCTTTAAAGTACATGCCGTGTATCATAGCATCTACCTCTTTTGGTAGGTTGTAGTACTCGTCTTTATCCATTAGATCCATATCAATTAAGCCTCTCACTATTGCATCATCTTCTATGTACTTACCGGGTCTAGTATTTTCACCGTCTTGAGTTAAGTGCTCTAATTCATGTCTTACTACGTCTTTTAAGTCAAAAGATATTTCTTGCCAATCAGGTTTTGTAGGAATTTGAAACTTCAAACTAATCATAGGTTGTATCTCATCTCCTTCGTTATCAAATCCAGCATTTGCTCCTCCATCTACCTTATAAGTGTCTTCTGTGAATTCTCCGTATATTTCTAAGTCAAATTCGAACTGTAAAGATGGGATATCTACCTCATCGTGTTCTGGATTACCTACTCTAAAGGTTATGCTAATTTCTTTTTTGCCTGCATCATATGCTTTTTTATACGTCTCAAATGCTACGGCTGAAAGAGTATTAGCTATCTTGTCGTACTTCCCTTCTGCCATTACCTTTTTTTTTTCGTCTTTTGTATTATGACGTTTTTTAAGATCGTCTTCCCAATTTCTGAATGTAATGTTACCTACTGTATAAGCTTCTTTTTCTAAATCCATTAAAGCAGAATCACTAGTAGTATCTTGTGTTTGAACATTATGTAACCTTCCTTCTATGTTCTGAATATGGTGAACCATTTCATGAGCAAAGGATCTACATATATCTTTAGGATGTCTTCCCGTAGCATAAAGTACAATTTCTTTACTGTTAGGGTCGTAATAAGCAGTCTTACCGAAGAATTTTTTAGCATTCTCTTCATCCTCTCTAACTTTAATTTCCGGTAAAGGTTGTATATTCATACCAGTATCAAGCATATACTCAATAATAGAGCCAATATGTTCTGTATAGCTTGGTCTATTTTCTTTTGTAGTTTCTGGTGGAATCCCTTCTGGTCTTTCTATTTCTTCTTTGGCAAACCATTCTGTTAAGTATCCTCCTATGTTACTAGCTATTACTTCTGCTACAATTTTATCTTTTAATCCTGTAAGTATGTCTAATATTTCCTCTCTTCCTAATTCTTTAGGAAAAAAGTCTATAATTTGATCTAAATTACCATCTAAAATACTTTTTCTAAAGTCAGTTGCTCTTACTTTACTGTCTGGTGCTGCTGCGAATGCTAAACCTTTAACATTAGGAGCATTTTTAAATGTAGTAATTCTTCGTAAGTCTACGAAGTCTGCATCTCCTCTTATTCCGGTAATTGCTGCGAAGGCAGTATCCGGGTTAGCTTGTGCATAATCTTTTGCTGCAAACATTGGATTCTTCTCTCCGTCTAGTATCTCTACATTACCTAATTTCTGTCCATATATTTTCCATATAGACATCGCCTCATCCTTTGTTATACCGTTTCTCTCCCCTCCTCCTACAAATACAATAACCTTATCAATCTCAGGTTTTTCACCATCAGAGCCACCAAGTATGTCTGTACCTTTTTCTTTATAGTTATCTTTGTCGTATATTGCTCCACTATAAGATCCATCAAGTAAAGACTTAACGACGTTAAAGTGTCCTCTATGAGGTGGTTTAAAAGCTCCGGGATATAATGCTATCATGCTAAGAAAGATTGTAATTTAGAATCTATCTCCTGAGGAGTAGAATGTTGTAGTTTTTCTTGAAAAAGAGGACTGTAAATCATTTCAGCAATATTATCTAATATTTCTGCATCTTTAGCGTCTTGTTTAACTTTTCCGTCTCTATATTTAGTAACTGCGGCTTCTAATTTGTCTGCTCCTGGACCTACTCCGTTCTTTTCGTAAAACTTTATGAATGTATTTTTAATGGCTTTGTCTTCTGAGCGATTCTCTTTATCCCACTGTACACTGCCAACGTGTTTAATAAATTCCTCTTCTGTTGTTTTATCCATTACTACTGGTTTAAAGAAGGATGATCCTCCTATACCGTTTTCTTGGTTATATTTATTTAAGTATTCTTTAATTCCGGAAGTACCTTTCTTTGCTGCTGCATTAAATGCTTCAATTGGTTCATCATACTTACCGCCAAAGTCGTTAACAAATATAGACATCTGCCCATTAAGTTTTTGATTAAACTCTCCTATCTTCTGGTAAGCGTTTCTCCAAGTAGAGAATACTGCAGTTCTTGGTACATTTCTTCCTCTTGCAAAATTACTTATGTAAGATATCATTGGATGAGAATACACCATCACCATGTAAATGTCGAACTTAGCTTCTAGTAGCTGTACTAATGTCTTATCAAATCCAACTCCTGATGCTGTAGTATCCCAAACAAAGCTAGTTTTGTTTACTGCTGCTGCTTGTACGTCCTTTGTTGTTTGTTTGGCTGCTGCTCCTAGGTTGTTGTGGTACTGATGTGCTGGGTCTTCTATGTACTTGTCGGGGTTGAATTGTTCTAGACTGTCTAGGGATAACTGTTGTAGGAGGTATGTTTTGCCTGACCCTGCTCCTCCCGCCATTATTACCGCTTTCGGACGACCTGGTGTTGCTTCTAGTATTAAGTCTGATAGTTTGATCATTATTATTCGGGTTATTTATTACTCTTACTTCTATATTCTTATCTCTAAGTTGTCTAGTAGCTTTATCTATGCTACTTTCTATTCTTGGTCTTATATTAACTACGGTACTTCCTACGGTGCCGGTAGATACAGTAGAACCTCTTCTTCCATTAATATAAGAAATGTTCCTTCTATTATTATAATTAGCTCGGTTATTCCAATTGTTGTAGTGGTTATATCCGTTGCCCCATCCATAATAGTTATTCCAACCATAAGGATTGCCCCATTGGTTAGATGACCATCTTCTGTTATTCCAACTATAAGACCAGCCCATACCGAATGAACTATTATTATAAAAAGGGTAGTCCCATATCCAAGCATCCCAGAACTGGTCTTGGTTCCTGAATGATGCATAGAACGGATAACCATTTGCTCTTCTAAAGTTCCTAAAATACCTATTGTTTATAAATGAACCATAAGGTTGTATTTTAGCGTACTGTCCGAAGTTGTATCTAAAGTTAAAGTCGTTTCTGAGTAAACTTTCTAATTCGAACTCATTACTAACAACATTAATTTTAATTTCATTTCCTTTTCCATCATAGATTGGGTCATAGTTTAATGTAGATACTTTAAATGAACCGCATCCAGTCAATAACGTTAATACTACTACTACTACTAATAATCTAAATTGTAACTTCATATATTTGCTTTATATATAAATATACGAAAAATCCTCATCAAATCCTAATTTACACCTTTATATTTTGATAGTAGTAGGATATGAGTGGTATAACGGCTCTGTTGTAGGGTGATCTAACTTGTATAATTTATATATAGTTTGGAACAATTCAAAGTTTTCTTCTATCTTATCAATAGTTTTAATCTTCCATCCTTTACCTTGGTACACTCCTTTTTGTTTAGACGGGCCTCTAGACTGAGCTTTTAACCAGATTATACCTGTACGTTCAATTTTCTGCCCTCTAACTTCTTCCATACCTTTAGCATAAGCTGCTAATTGTAAATCATATGACCTGTGTAGATTATTAGAAGTCTTTAGGTCTAATAACCAAACTTCACCGTCCATCTTTACTACAAGATCTGCTGTCCCAGCATACTTATGTTCATCTGACCATATAAATTGTTCTGTAGAGATTAGTTCAGGCTTATGAGTTTTCCAAAAGTCTGCGAATTTTAATATCATCGACCATACTAATTGAGAGTATTTAGCATTTCCGTAGTCATCCATCCATGATATTTCTTCTCCTAATACTAATCTTTCTGCTGCTTCATGAACCTGTGTACCTTCTTTACCTGCTTTTCTCATAATAAGATCGGCGTTATGCCCAACATCTTTTAACCAATTGTCAAAAAACTTATTCTTGGGCATATACTGGAGTATGGTTGTTACGGACGGGTAAAACACTCCTTCGCCTCTCTTGTAAACTCTTCTATCTAAGAAATTAATCTGCTTTAGTTCCGGATTAAAATCTAATCTTTTCTTTGCATTCTCTTTGAGAATGTTGGTACCTTGTCTAATCATATTGATTCTAGTTTGTAACGCATCAGAGTATTTAGTGTTACCTCTTCTGCTGTCTGTATTAAGTGAGTGAATGCATTGAAACCCATCTCACTAGGATCTTTCTCTTTAAGGTTGACTAGGTAGACCCGTTTACCTAAATTAATAAACTTTTCTGTATATTCAATAGCTTTCTTAACTGCATCACTATCTAATGCAATGTATATGTCTTGTACTGAGCTCTTTAATAGTTTCTTCTGTAATTCATCACTTATTGCTTTTCCTAATATGGGTATAGCATTTCTTCTTATTGCCATTGCATCAAACACTCCTTCACATAGTACTACGGGCTGCTTCCAGTTAATGAGGTTTTCAAAGAATATTATATCTTTCGAAGCTTCAGGGTTTTTATATTTAAAGTAGTTTCCATCATGACTTCTTGCAACAAAAAAATTGAGTTGGTTGGATGCATTATAACTTGGGACAATAATTCGTCCTCCATAGTCTCCACTTGTACAGTATCCAATACCATATTTAATAAAATCATTGTCGGTAAGTCCTCTTTCATATAAGTATTTTCTTATTTTGTTTGCTGTTATTGATGTAGTTGTAGCTTCATATAATAACTGGAACTCTTTTGGTAGTTGTACTGATTCTGTGGGTGTATAATTATAACTAGATCCTTTCGGTAAGTATTTCATTACTTCCGATGCTTGATCTGTTGGTGTTTTTAATTGAAATAAAAGAGACCGTATTGTAGTACCTCTAGCTTGACATACCCAGCACTCCCAGAAGTTCTTTCCTTCTTCATTAGTAGCCATGTTTATCTCTAATTTAGGCTTTCTATGATTACAAAAAGGGCAATTAAATGCATGATTGCCTCGGGCTCTCTTGTGACTCTTGCCTAGTATATTCTCTAGGGTCCCTAGTAAAAATGTATAATCCATATATTGTCCGTAACTATTATCTTATAATATAAGAACAATAAAGTTATAAACCTACTATACGTCAATATGTTTTAGCTTGCCAGATTTTGGATGCTTCATAAAGTTACCATCATGAGTAAGGTCTAATTCATCTGCTGGTATTCCTAGTCTATTAGCTTCTGCTTCTAGGGCTGTGATAAATTCTTCTGTTATCTCTGCTTCTGGGTTATCTAGCTCTGAAAGTATCTCCATTGTTATTACTCCTAAACGGTCGTCATGTCTTATAACATCAAATATATGTACAAAATTATTTGTCTTTTTACCTTTAATTATTTCAGCATGATCTAATTCGTCTCCATCTGTTGTTACTTTAACAGCCTTACCTTTTAAAAAGTAAACCGATCCGTAATCGCCTGAACCTTTATATATACCTCCAGCATCTTTGATAGCATCAACTAGTTTGTTGAATGCTGGATCGTATTCTATACCTTCATATAGAATTATGCTTGTTAATTTCATTTTATTATCTTTCATATAAATAGCTCAATTTATTGCAGGAGCTTATTTACTGGTGTTATCCATTTAATTTTTATTAAGGGTCCTGCGTGGTTCTTTTTTTCAAAATAATCTAGATGTATATAAGGAACTAATTCTTTTGCTAAATGCGGATGACCTTCTAATACTTTATCAACTAGGGGATTAACTTGAGACCCGGTTGAGTATTCATAGTCGGGATTATTTGGATCTAATATATTATTCTCTAGTTGAGTATGTACTTGACTAATCCAAGATACATATGGGGAATACACATTAGGAAACGTTGTGTTACTGTTTAAATGGTGAAGTAAAAAATCTGCAGCCATCTTTACTGTGCTATGGTTATCTACTAACCTATTTATTGAATCTCTAGTATATAATACAGCATGTGCTGCTAACCCTGTAAAGTTCTCCGGTCTTTTTAAAAACTTATTATAGTCTTGTCCTTTTATTATACTATTAGCAGTGCCTATGAATATCCAATCAAATGTTCTCTTTTTAATTCCGTCTATAAATTTTTTATATTCTCCTGTATATATACTGTTCATTAGCCCTACGGTTGGTCTTGCATCATCTTCTAATATAAGAAACCTATCTCCTTTTTCTAACGTATTACATGCTCGATAAGCTCTAAGGTGAGAAAAAGCTATAGCAAGTATATTTTTAGTTAAACATAAATCTACTGAGTCATGAAACTCTTTTCCGAGAGAAAATTCTCCTACGCTTTCATTCTCAATAAGCTCTTTAAGGTTGAAGTCATCTGGTGTAACTGCATCTATGTATTCGTATTTAAAACCAGAGAAGTGGCTCCAGGCATGTTCAAAATCTATACGGCGTTGAGGTTTTTTAATGTCATGTATTACGTAAATAGTATCTGCTCCAAAGTTTTGAAGATTAAATTTAACCTCTTTTATCTTACTCCCTAGTGTATTTTTAGTTAGTTTCATATTACTATTAATTCTTTTAATAAACTATAGTTGAATTTTTTAATGTGGTAATTGTCTATTTCCTTTAATGTGCCCATTACATTAGTAAACTCTTCTGAGTTGATCATTTCTTTATGTGTGGTGTATTGTTTGATTCCGTCAAGGTCAAAGTACTTTACATTTCCATCATTGTCGATTGCACAATTATATACGTTAAATATATCAGTTAATAGTATGTTGTTTTTAAATGCTACGGTAAAATGTCTTAGTAGCTTTACATATAAATCTAAATCTACAACCCATTTCCAATCTCCCCATATAGGATGAAGTTTATATTTTTCAGAGATTACATCACCCATTGGATATTTTTCTTGTATAGCATATAAGACTCCTTTATATACACCAGCATGGAAGAGTTTTGGAGTTATTCCATTTTCGTATAGAAATTTATCTGTTTTATAAATTGTTAATAGGAGCTCTTTAGAAGCCACAGGTACTGTATGTTTAAATATGTTCTTATCTAAACTTGCTTTGCATGGATATATAAATTTTAATAAGTTATCTTCAAAATAGAATACTTTGTGGGTATATCTAAAATCAGTTGCTGTTTCAATTGCATTCGTATATCTATTTTCTATAATGGACTGACAGCTTTTATCAAGTTTATATCTACTATCATACTGCTTTAGTTCTTCATCAATCTCTTTTTCTATAGAAGGCCAATCTTTATATCCTAGTTCAAATCTATTTCTTTCTGGTGTATGATATTTATGTATTTTTATATCATTTGTAAAACAATCGAAACCTGCACCTAAATCAGTATAATATTGTTTACCTATTGCATCCCCTAATTCTTTTCCAATTCCATTAACCCAATCTCCTACCTTTCCTTTTCTAAAGTCATTATCTGTATAAATAACATCTTTGCTTTTCTCAGAAATAGATTTTAATCTAACATCTACAACTGGTAAGCTAGTATTTATTGGCTGCTCTAAAAATTTTCCAATCTTATATACTGATGCTTCATATTCATTAATTACTTCTTTAAAAGATATTAACTCTATATCGAGACCTAAAAGCTCTTTGCTCATATATACAGAGAACCAATTCTTATAGTACTGTATTAATAGTTCAGATAAGTTGTCATATTGTTGGTCAATTAATTCATAACCATCCATATCGTAGTTATCGTAGAAGTCTGTGAAGGAGCTGTAATTGTCTTTATATCTTGGTCTATGGTAGCATGAATTTATTATGTCTCTAATATCTCTATAGATAATAATAATTTTAGATTCTGAGAAGAATCTATCAAGTTGGGTGTTAGTTTCTTTGCTGTGTTTATATTTTAAATAATCTTTATAGTCATGTGCATGAGTCCAAGTAACCTTTGGATGATTGACATAAGGCTGTTTATAAGAGTAACTACCCTCGTTCATAGCTGTTTCAAACTCACTAAAATTTTCAGGAGTAAACCCAGTGTAGTCAATATAGTTGTAGTTGATGCTTTCGTACCCGAAATTATTTACTACTAAATCTGTAAGTAAATGTGTTCCGCTTCTTCTAGCAGAGACTACTATAACATTTTTTTTAGAATCCATTTATATTTTTTGTTCTATTATACAGTCCCTTATCTGGATAGGTAAAGCAGCAGTCATTAATTAGTCTCACACCGTTTCGTTTTAACATATCTTTATAGTTGTCTGTTGCTTCGAAATAAGAAGAACTACCACTGTGCCAGTCATATCTAAGGTGCTGTAACCCTTGTTTTCCATACCCGTATTCGTCGTAGAACCATTGGTAGTCTTCAGAATGTTTATCTAATATTTCTTTATCAAAAAATTGTGCGAAATCTCCTACATTCTTATATATTGAACGTTTATACTTTTTAGCATCGTCAATACCTAAAGGGGCAACTCCTAGTACATTAGAAGCGTGTTCTAAAAAAGCTTCTTGATTATGTACTGCATCTTCGTATCTTAATACGGCACAATTATCTCCAAAGACCTCTCTGTAGTGGCTGATTAAGTTTAATTGTTTTTGAGCTATTTCGTTTAAAAACTTAACAGATTTAAAAGTATCAAAAAATACATTTTCATAATCTATATCATGCAGATGTATTCGGTTATCGAAGTATATTAAATTCATTGCTATTTCTCTAGGATCTGTAATTATTACAAATACTTTAGTTTTAGCTTTCTCGATGAAAGGTTTAGTAATATTTTCTCCTAAAGTAGTATGAGTTTTTGCCCAGAGGTCTTGAGAGACTACTTCAGGAAAATTCTCTCTTAATACTTCTTTACCAAATTCTGATCCGGACAGTCGCCAACTTACTATAAGGTATTTATTATTCTCGATAGGTTTTTGCATCCATGTATAGATATCATCCTGCAGGTATCCTGGTCTTATTTCAACAAAGTTCTCTTTCCTCGGTACAGCTTCTATATGTCTCTGTGATTGAGGAGTTAGTACTTGAGGAAAATATTTTTCTACATAAGCTCGTTCCGGACTGTTTGGTTTAGTAACCTCAGCAAATTTTTTAATTACGGGAGTAGCTTCATCTAAAGATGTTTGGATAGTAGAGAATAAAGTATCGGCTACTATTGGATAAGGTATATACTCCTGTAACCAGGGGTAAGTGGCTAGATTCATCCATATATCGTTTGGCGATAGCTCTCTATATTTAACATCATTACATAGTATTTTAGCTGCTTGTGGTTTAATAGCATAAGCATGGTGACCTAAGAAATGATGCTGTATGGTTGACTGTAGTCCTTCTATTGGCTCCTTATATGTCATTTCATACGGTCTTATGTAGCTGGGTCTACCGAAATTAACACACATATCAAAATCTATATCTGGTATGTTATCTACAAATATTGCATCATGTTCTAAAATTAAAATAGGCTCTCCTAGCTCAATACATTTTTGCCAGAGAAGATAGTGTGAAGCAAAGCATGCTCCAACATTGTCTGGTCTTGCATAATTATCAAAGTTATTGTCATAGGGTAGAATCTCTTCCCATAGGTCAGGGGTTATAGCTTCAAATGTTTCAATTGACTCTCTATAACCTACATCTACTGCTGATTGTCTTGCTCTTTTTGCTGATTCAACTGAGTTATTATTCTGTAATAGTGTGATTATAAATGTCTTCAATAGATGTGTATCTTTTAAATTTATACATTAAATATACGAAAAATACTTTATGGAGGCAAGTTATTCACTATTTAAAATCTTTTCTATAAAATTTACCTAAGACGTTATCATTAATATATACGTCTTGAGTCTCTAGTGCTTCTCTAATAAACAGATGTTTACACTCGAAATAAGTAAGAAGCTTTTTTGTAGGAACAAATTGTAGGATTGTTCTAGTAAAGTCTCTTACGTCACCTTCTTTAACTAATTTTAATATGTCCTTATGAGATCCGTAATAATCTTTCCAATCGGATTCAGTAATTATCTTTTGCTTAGCAGGAGTTCTACCTCCTATCCCTTTTTCTTTTCTTTCTAATCTTAATGCTTCTAATGCTCTTTTTCCTAATCTTTTATTACGTTCAAAGAAAAGTACTTTCTTTCCAATGTATTTAATACCTGAGGGAATGTGTTTTGTTTCATAGATGAACCCGAACGTACCCTCTGGCATGTCCGAAATATCTGTGACCATTCTCCCTTGGTGTAACCAATTCGGTAATGTCATTTCCATATTTTTGATTTTTGTCTAGCGCTGGTTAGATTTTAACGCATCGATTTGTAACTGTTGATCTTTGATCGCCTCAATTAATAACGCGACAATTTTTTCGTAACTAACAGCTTTGTAGCCGTCTTCTCTAGTCACAACTAATTCTGGTAGAACTTCTTCTACCTCTTGAGCTATTACCCCAATGTCGTGACCTTCATGTTCTGATTTATCATTCCAATCAAAACTATATCCTCCAAGAGCTTTTACTTTATCTACTGCCCAAGGAATTGGTGATATATTATCCTTTAATCTTTTATCTGAGGAGTGGTATGCTGTAACATCTCCGGTTACTAATAAGTTACCGTTTATGGTTGTTCCTCCTCCTATTATAGTTGTTCCGTTTGCTTTTACTTGAAAAGCTAATTTATCGTATGTACTGTTTGAATAGAAGTCTCCATCTCCAGATAGAATACTAAATGTATCATCAGTAGCATTTCCTCTAATACCTAAAACTAAATGACCTAGTTCTTTTCCTTGTATTAATGTACCGTTAGTAGTACCTCCTGTAAGTCCGGTTACATCTGTTTTAGCTGAGGTGTAATCAGATATTTGAGATCCACCTATTATTAAGTTAGTTCCGTCAAATGTTAAATTACCTTCTCCATTTAATGTACTGTTTCCATTAGCAGTTAATACTCTATTGTCTACATCGTTTCCTATTGTTATAGTACCAGCAGTTAGTGCTGCTAAGGATGAAGATACAGATGTAAATCCATTTAATGTTAAATCAGTAAATGTTGGTGAATCAGAAGAGTCTAATCCTAAATCTATAGTAGTAGCTGCTGCATTGCTGGTTAGTTTAGCTGTACCTTGACTAGGTGAACTAAAGACTGATGAGCTTATGATACCGGCTGGTTTATTAGTAATGTCCGGGTAAGATGTTGATACGTTACCTAGGTCGGTTGTTAGAGAGGCAAGTGATGACGATACAGAGGTGAAACCTGTTATATTAACATCTGTTGACTTAACAATACTAGTAGCATCAATACTACCTGTAAATATGTGCTTATCAGTATTTGAATCTCCAAAGATATTAGAACCTGAGTTGAATAGTATTGAAGAAGAAATATACGTAGTATTGATTTCTTGTGCATTTATATTACCTGTTACTGTTAAGTCTCCTACTAGAGTATCTGTTGTATTTAGTAGGTAGTTGGCTGTTACTGTATTTGTAAGAGCAGTAATTCTTCTATCTCTTTCATCTGATGCTGAGCTAGATAGTGCTGTAACGTTATTGTTGACTGCAGTATCCCCATTGCTAATTCTAAGTGCTAAAGAGGATGATAGAGCAGTTACGTCTGTAGATATAGATCCACTTGTTGTTGTAAGTGCTGATGCTGCTGAGCTAGATAGTGCTGTAATTTCTGTGTCTAAGGCTGAGGCAATAGATGCAGAGTATGCTATTGTTGTTGTAAGATTAGATGCTAATGATCCTGATATACTTCCCCAAGTATCAATCGTTGCATCTGATCCTGTAATACTTCCTACTACAACTAGGCTTCCTGTAAAGCTATGCTTATCATCTGCTGAGTTTCCAAACTTGGTAGAGCCAGAGTCAAATACTACTGATGCGTTATTAAATTCTGTTCTTAGTTCTTGTGCTGTTAATACTCCTGTAACAACTAAGTTACCGTCTACTGTAGCATCCCCTAAGTTAGTAAATGAACCTGTATTCTTTAAATGAGAGGTTCTGAAATCGTATTTGAAATCAGCTGAAGAAGAAAATGATACTTCTGAACCTGATATTTCGTTACCTTTTTTAAACTGTATATGGTAATCGAATCCATTAGGAGCAGGCATAGGTAGAACATACTCGTTGTTCAAAGCTGCTGAGGTAAACAATGATAAGTCTGTACCTTCTACTGATGCAGATACAAATGCTTCTCTAAAGTTATTATCTAGCTCTGTATGAGTTAGTGCAGATCCTTTCTGTGCTCTAAATATTAATCCCATTATTTTTCTAATTTGTTTATTCTATACTGTAAGCCTTTAATAAGATCATTTTGCTCTTGTATAGCACCTACTAGCAAAGGAACAACCTTACTGTAGTCTACAGAAAGATAAGATTTTTTATCTTCAACGACAACTTCTGGAAGTACTTTTTGTACTTGTTGTGCTATAAATCCAACTTCTCTATCTTCTTTGCCTATCCAATTAAAGTATACTCCTTGTATTTGTTTAAGTTTATTTAACGGATTATCTATAGCATAAATATTTTCCTTTAGTCTTTCATCTGAATTAGAAAGTAGGGCTCCTGAAGCTCTAATGCTTCCTGAAACTTCTAAAGCATGTGTTAAGTCTGCTACTGTGGTATTAATCCCTACACTAGATCCACTATGAATAAATGCTGATGATCCAGACGCTCCTCCATTCTCATTATACTGTACACTGTAGATAGGTCCTTGAACTTGTCCTGCAGTTAATGGTACAATATGTGATGATTGATTGATTGGAACGTTTTGGCTTCCTGTATAATGTAAATACAGGTTAGTGCCAGATAACGAGCTTGAATAGAAATAGCTACCTAAGTTGGTATCCATCTCTGCGTATGTTAACGCTTGTGTTTTATTTGCTCTAAATTTTATAGCCATTTTATATATCTATTTTTACTACAAATGTCATATCTGTGTTTTGAGTCTTTTGAATTGGATGATTAGTCTTAGCTACTGCTATTAATTCATTAGAGTCATTATACATTCCGACTGTTGTTATATACGGTGTAAAATTACTTCCACTTATATTATCAGCTTTTTGACCAAATGATCCTGTTAATGCTGATTGGTTGTAGGTATGATTCAGTTCAGAATCTTTAACCTTACAATGTACATTATATGTATAAATAGGTTGATTTGATTTCCATCGCAACTTATGTCTAGAATAAGTGCTTAGATATCTTGCAACGTCTTTATCTGTTATTATAGCTAAGCCGTGATTGTATATAATATCACCAATAACCTTAGCTGGTTGTGTATAGCTTCTGTCGGATCCAGAATAAATTAACGAACCGTTTCCATCGTCAATTATCTCTACTCTTTGCTGTCCTTTATCTAAATCTATATATTCACCTGATGATTCGTCTATGTATCCTTTTTCATCTGTTATATAGTCTCCTGTATCAATAGGGTTAGCTCCGTATTGGTAGCCAGCTTTTTCTGTATATAAATCTTCCCCAGACATTCTATCTTGAGAGTAGCCGTCTACTATGTAATTATCTACCGCTTCTACTTGTGGTACATATACAAATGTATGAGGTTCTATATGTGTACCTACTACATCCCTAGGAATAGATAATACTCCTACTTCTGATTTAATATCTCTTGCACCACTTATTGTTAAACTAGTTTGCAACGCTAGATTTCTAGATCCTGATGTCAGTCCGTTACCAATTCCATCTGCATAGTACATATTGTTTATACTATCAAATACAATTTTTTCATATTGATTATTTCTATAATCTAATGGGTAAGGGTATCCGGGTGTGGATCCAGAGAAACCTCTTAAGGTCTCTATCTTATAATTGACTAATGCACTTCCACTTGCTACCCATTGCTTTTTAGCAGAGTAGTCAGATACATATACATCTTGTCTGTTTAACTTTTTGTAAGCGCTCATTCATTAATAGTCTAACTTAATTCGTACTAACGCCTCTTTTGTAAAATCTTTAATTAGTGGTCTAGATAGTTTAGCTGTAGCTAATAAGTCATTATTGTCGTTGTATAATCCTACAGTCGTAATATATGACTGTGGTGAATTAACCATTACGTTGTGCCTTAGTTCTCCTGATCCAGTAATTAATGAAGGATTTGTTGAGTAATTAAATTCAGAGTTTCTAGCCCTTACGAATATAAAGTTTGAAGAGATAGTTTCTTCTGATTGAATTCTAAATTTAGAACCTCTTTTAAGAAGGTCAAATCCTCTGTTAAGATTTGTTGCACTTCCTGAGTGGGTCAACTGATTTGCTGTTTGATTTGAGTTAAAGTTAACTCCTCCTTGAGCTATTGGTGCATCTAAGGCTGCTACATTTATTAATGCAATACCTAAATCCGGTAATAATTTACCGTATGAACCATTATTAGAAGTATACCCGTTAGCGTTAAGACTAGTGTGTACATTTCCTAATGAACCAGAAACTAGTTCGTATACTCTTCCTGCGTCGGTAAAGGTTACTGTACTGCTAACTAAACTATTGTCTGTAAGTGTACGAGAGGTTATTGAGGAACCTGCTCCTGTAGATAATTTACTCCCTGAGTGAGCTACAACTAAGTCTAAAGTACCTGGAAGTAGTTTTTCTTTATATCTAGCTCTATCTATTGAAATTGCATAGAATGAATCAGATGCTACTCCTCCAAAAACAAAGTTTTTTTCTTCGTCTCCAAGTATTAAACTTCTATACTGACCGTATATTGTTGATGTTGGTGACTTAACTGTTACGTTTGGATTGTATCGTATACTACCTTTACCTTCTTTGTTACCGTAAGATAAAGAGAATTGGGTTCTTGATGAAGGATGCCCTGAGCCTGTTTGATAAATGTTGTAGTAGAAATCTCCTGTTGCACCACCTACTTGTACTGAGGAGGTAAAGAAAGAGTTTAGTGTAGTTTTGTTCCCTGACCAACATGGAGTTGATATGGACTCTGCACTTACTACTACGTCTTCTTGGTCGAATCTTTTAAATGACATAATTAATTAGATTTAGTAATAGTTACAGGAATAGTTAATCTTGCTCCGGAGTCTCTACCTATTACTGTTAAAGTAGTCTGTAGAATAATAGTTGATCCGAATAAAGTGTTTACAGTTGTAGCAGTTAAGTTTACTGTAGTTCCAATTACACCTTTAGATACGTTAGTACCAATTGTTGTAGTTGTGTTAAGTGCTTCTGCTTCTTCTGTATTGATCCCTACTCCTCCAAAGGTATTTAAAACTCTAATATCTGCTATAGTAGCAGTGTATCCTGAAGCTTCAAACGTTGATGTTGCTCCACCGAAGTTTAATGTTTGAGGAGTAATTGCTAGAGAAGCCCCTTGTTTTAAACTAATAGAAGAGAATCCAATATCCAATACTGGAAGTTTAGATGTACCTCTAGGTAGTGTTGTAAGTTTGTATTTCATTACTTGAGTTTCATCAGGAAAGGCCTCTAATAGGGGCATATTCTCTATTGCTTCTCCGTATAATGCAGAACCAGAG